GATTTATAATAAACAGAGTAAACTGACAAATCAAAAAAAAACAAACATTTAACATTTAACATTTAACATTTAACAAAAAAAGATTATGGCAAATTACATTAAAATTAAAGCTGCAGACATAGGTGTGGCTAACGTAGGAGACTTACTATTAGGAGGAATCGTATCAGTACAACAAGGTTTAGTTAACGGTACTGGAAGTGCAGACAAATTCACAGTTTACAATAGCATTGGAAAAAGCTATTTATTTACTGTAACCGCAAAAGGTAAAGAATGGGCAGAGGCTGTTCAAAAAGCAATTACTGCTAACCCAGGAGGTATCATGTCAATTGTACAAAACAGTACAAGCGTAAAAATCTCATCAATAGTAATAGCATAACTATGAAATCTAAGGGATTAGGCGACGATGTTGCTAAGTTTACAGAAAAAACAGGTATTAAGTCCGTTGTAGATAGAGTATCTAGCGGACTTAACCTTCCCTGTGGTTGTAAACAAAGACAAACAACGTTGAACAAAATGTTCCCTTATAAAGATTAATATGGCTTTTAAAATGAAATCACCGTTTGCTTTATCTACTACTCCAGTATATGAAAGAGAATTACCGGAGGGTATATTAGGTAAAGGTAATAAAAATGGAACTATATTAATTTCAGAAGACATTACTAAAGATACTGAACAAACTAAAAGTATAATTGATCACGAAGAAGTTCATATAGATCAAATAAAAAGAGGTGATTTAGATTACGATAGTAAAAATGTCTATTGGAAAGGAAAAAAATACTCTCGCTCTAAAATTAGGGAAGGTGATCCTAATTTACCTTGGGAAAAAGAAGCTTACAGTAAAACTGATAACTATAACAAATATTAAAAATTACAATGGGATATAAACAAAACTTTGGTCCAAGTAGAAAAGGGGCTAAGCACGGAAAAGACATGATTTCAAGAATCATGAGTAACACAGACACAGTAAGTCCACTAGATAACTCTGTTCAACATCTGAAAGGAATGAAAGGAGCTAAAGATGGTACTAAAGGTTCAGGTATGTATAGAAAATCTTATATGAAAGGAGACTCTTATGCTGTACCAGCTGATAAACTAAAAGGTATACAAAAATCAGAAGGAATGTCAAGAAAAGGTTCTAAACCAGATTATATAGATATCGATGGTGATGGAGACAAAAAAGAATCAATGAAATCTGCTTCTAAAGGAATCTCTAGAGAAGGATCAGATCCAAAACCAAAAACTGAAAAAATGGTTCGTAGTAATCCTTCAACATATTTTAATTCTTTTAAAAGTAAAGCAACACAGAGGACAGCTAAAAATCCTTACCCAAAAGAAAGCGTAAATTTTAGAGCATTTGCAAAACTGCAAAAGAAGTTAGAAGATAGTTCCTTTTAGTAATTATATGAAAAAGAAGTTCTCCGAAACAAAAGTAGGTAAGTTTTTAGGTAGTGTTGCACCAGGAATATTAGGTGTAGCAAGTGACTTATTGCCAGATGCTGGCTTATTAAACGTTGTTAAAGGTTTAATAATAAAAGACGAAACTATCAAACCTGAAGACAAAGAGACTGCTTTAAAACTATTAGAACAAGATCAAGTAGAGATGCAGGAAGTATCTAAACGTTGGGCAAGTGACATGAAATCTGATTCATGGCTTTCTAAAAACACACGCCCAATGTCGTTGATATTTTTAACAGTATCTATGGTAATACTTATACTGTTAGATAGTTTTAAAATAGAGTTTCATGTAGCTGAAGGATGGGTTTCATTATTGCAAACTCTTTTAGTTACAGTGTATGTTGCATATTTTGGTTCTCGTGGAGCGGAAAAATTCAAAAGTATAGGTAATAATAATAATAAGTAAAATTAATAACAATTAAATTTAATCAAATGAGTAAAGAAGTAAAAAAGATTACAGAGGAAGAATTAAAAAATGTAAAAGAGCTTAGTGCTAAATACAATGGAATTCTTACTGAAATGGGTTTTCACCAATTAAGACAATGCAGTTTATCTAAACTAGCTGAAGAAGAAATTGAAAAGCTAGATAAAGTTAAGAAAGATTTAGAAGAAAAATATGGACCTGTTAATATTAGTTTAGAAGACGGTACTTATTCTGAGATCGAATCACAGGAAGATAAAGGTGAGTAATATTATTAGAAAAATCAGTATTGGTTCTGACTATAAAAATGATGCAATGCATTATTCTTTAGGTCAACAAGTATATGGTGGTCATGTTATATCACATATACTAGAAAATACTGAAGACAATTCTTATAATATTCATATAAAGAAAGATGATGAAATATTGCCGTGGAAGAAATTTAATTCTAACATGGCAATATCCATCGAGTACGACCTACAGTATTAATGAACTCACTATACGACTTTATAGTTAGACCTCTTGGAAAAGAATATTCTAACGATATAAATATAGGTGGTGTTAAATTAATTTTAAACACCAAGATAGAAAGTTTTAAATTTGTAAATAACTTAGCTATAGTTGTTTCAATTCCTTTAGCTTACAAAACACGTATTAATGTTGGCGATATAATAGTTATACATCACAATGTGTTTAGAACTTTTTACGACATAAAAGGTAAAAAGAAAAAAAGTAGGTCTTGGTTTAAAGAAGATTTATATTTCTGTTCTTTAGATCAAGTTTATTTATATAAGAATAAAAACGACGACGATTTTAAATCTATAAACAATAGATGTTTTATAAAACCATTAAAATCAAAACGCAAGTTTAGCGTAGATAAAGAGCAAAAGCTTATTGGTATATTAAAAATAGGTAATAGCTCCTTAGAAGCCGCCGGTGTGCGCGAGGGAGACCTTGTTGGTTATACCCCGTATGGAGAGTATGATTTCATTATTAATGATGAAAGATTGTACTGCATGAAATCAAATGATATTGTAATTAAATATGGAGATAAAGAAAACCAAACTGAATATAATCCAAGCTGGGCAAATAGCAGTTGATGAATTAATAAAGGTAGCTAAAGAACCTATTGTAGACTCTGGTGATGATATATCAGCAGATCGTTTAAAAAACGCAGCAGCAACAAAAAAACTAGCTATATTTGATGCTTTTGAAATATTAACAAGAATTCAAGAGGAGAAAGATATATTAAACGAAAAACCTAAAGAAACAAAAGAAAAAAAGTTTAAAGGTTTTGCTGAAGGAAGGTCTAAAAATGTATAAGCAAAGTTTATATAAAATATTAGATAATTATATTAACGCTAAAATTCTTAAAAGAAATAATAAGTATAAAAAGTGGGAGTATGGTTACAACGAAAAACATGATATTGTTATAATATCTAAAGATGGTACTATAGGTGACGTATACGAGATAGATAATTTAAAAATAGCATTACCATCTACTCCAGAAAAAGTTATTAATTTAGGTAATAAAAAATGGAGCAAGGTTGATCCACCTGTAGAGTTTAAGAATATAAAAACAATATTCGACTGGGAGGATTATCCTATAGAATTTAAAGAAAAATGGTATGATTACATCAATGATGAGTTTAATAAAAGAGAAAAAGGTTTTTGGTTCATTAATAAGGACATTCCTACTTATATTACTGGTACTCACTACATGTACTTGCAGTGGTCCAAGATTGATGTTGGGAAACCAGACTTTAGGGAATCAAACAGATTATTCTTTATATTCTGGGAAGCTTGCAAGGCCGATATTAGATCCTATGGGATGTGCTACCTTAAGAACCGTAGATCTGGATTTTCTTTCATGTCATCAGCTGAAATTGTTAATCTTGCAACAATATCCTCGGATTCACGGTTCGGTGTATTGTCCAAATCTGGACAAGATGCTAAGAAGATGTTCACTGACAAGGTGGTACCAATCTCTGTTAATTATCCGTTCTTCTTCAAACCCATCCAGGACGGAATGGACCGTCCAAAGACCGAGCTTGCCTACAGGGTCCCGGCCTCGAAATTTACCAGGAGACGACTCGATTCCAAGGATAGATCCAAGCAAGAAGCACTTGAAGGCTTGGACACGACCATCGACTGGAAGAACACGGGTGATAATGCCTACGATGGGGAAAAGCTCAAACTCCTCGTCCACGATGAATCGGGGAAATGGGAAAGGCCGAACAACATCCTCGACAACTGGAGGGTTACGAAAACCACCCTTAGATTAGGTAGTAGAGTAATTGGTAAGTGCATGATGGGCTCAACATCGAACGCTTTAGATAAAGGAGGAGATAATTTTAAAAAATTATACTACGATTCAGATGTTACAAAAAGAAACGCCAATGGACAGACTCGCTCAGGACTATATTCTTTGTTCATTCCTATGGAATGGAATTACGAAGGATACATTGATTCTTATGGAATACCTGTCTTCGACACACCACAGAAAGCAGTTACAGATCCGCATGGCACGAAGATAAAGCAAGGTGTAATAGAGTATTGGCAGAATGAAGTTGAAGGATTAAAAGGTGATCAAGATGGTTTAAACGAATTTTATCGCCAGTTTCCAAGAACAGAGGAACACGCTTTTAGAGATGAAGCTAAACAATCTTTATTTAATCTAACTAAAATATACGAGCAAATAGATTGGAACGGAGATTTAAGACACAGTAACTTAGTAACTCAAGGTAATTTTCAGTGGGAAAATGGAATAAGAGACACTAAAGTTATTTTTGTTCCTCATAATAAAGGTAGATTTTATGTATCTTGGATACCATCACCGCATTTGCAAAATAAAATTATAATAAAAAGAGGTTTAAAATATCCAGCTAATGAGCACATGGGTGCTTTTGGTTGTGATAGTTATGATATATCAGGAACAGTAGACGGTAGAGGATCTAACGGAGCTTTACATGGTTTAACCAAGTTTAGCATGGAAGATGCACCAGCTAACCACTTTTTTCTAGAATACATAGCTAGACCTCAAACTGCAGAAATATTTTTTGAAGATGTATTAATGGCTTGCATATTCTATGGTATGCCTATACTTGCAGAGAATAATAAACCTAGATTATTATACCATTTTAAGAGAAGAGGATATAGAGGTTTTGCAATGAACAGACCAGATAAACTTAAATTATCAGTAACAGAAAGAGAGATAGGTGGAATACCAAACTCTAGTGAAGATATAAAACAAGCACATGCTGCTGCAATTGAATCATATATTGAAGATTTTATTGGCATAAAAAACAATGGTGAACATGGGGAAATGTATTTTCAAAGAACACTAGAGGATTGGGCCAAGTTTAATATTAATAATAGAACAACACACGATGCTTCTATAAGCTCTGGTTTAGCAATAATGGCTTGTAATAAAAACAAGTATAGACCTGTAGCACGTCTAGAGAAAAAAGTTTTTGATCTAGGAATAAAAAAATACAGTAATAACGGTCTTATGTCAAAAATAATTGAATAAATGAAAATATACACTAACTCAAATAGCGCGTTTCCAAGTCAGGTAGTACCAGACGCAGAAAAAGCTACGTTTGAATACGGTTCGCAAGTAGCTTCTGCTATTGAGACAGAATGGTTTGGTGCGGGTAGAACTAACGGTAATAGATACTTAACTAGTTTTAATAACTTTCATCATCTTCGTTTATACGCTCGTGGAGAACAGTCCGTTCAAAAATATAAAGACGAATTATCTATTAATGGAGATTTAAGTTATTTAAATCTTGACTGGAAGCCAGTGCCAATACTTGCTAAGTTTGTAGATATAGTTGTAAACGGTATTTCTAGTAAAGAGTATGATATAAAAGCTTATTCACAAGATCCTGAGTCAGTAAAGAAAAGAACACAGTATGCAACTAATGTTGCTAAAGATATGTTTGCAGCTGATCAAATTCAAAAAGCTCAACAAGATTTAGGTATAAACATGTCTTCATCTAATGTACCAAAGGATCAATTACCTGAAACTAAAGAAGACCTAGAGCTACACATGCAGCTGTCATATAAACAGTCTGTAGAAATAGCAGAAGAAGAAGCTATCTCAACAACGTTGGCAAACAATAAATGGGAGTTAACTAAAAGAAGATTAAATGAAGATTTAGTTGTGTGTGGAATAGCTGCTGCTAAAACTAATTTTAATAAAGCTAATGGAATAACATTAGACTATGTAGATCCAGCTTATTTAATATACTCTTATACAGAAGATCCAAACTTCGAAGATATATATTACGTTGGTGAAGTTAAGTCCATAACAATACCTGAACTTAAAAAGCAGTTTCCAGATATCTCAGAAGATGAATTACAAAGAATTCAAGAGATGCCTGGTAACAAACAGTATATAACTGGGTGGGGTAATTATGATAATAATACTGTTCAAGTTTTATACTTTGAATATAAGACTTATACTAATCAAGTTTTTAAACTTAAAAGAACTGACCAAGGATTAGAAAAAATAATTCAAAAAACAGACGAGTTTAATCCACCAGAAAACGATACATTTGAAAAGGTATCTAGGTCTATTGAGGTTCTTTATTCTGGAGCTAAAGTTTTAGGTACAAATACAATGTTAAAATGGGAGCTAGCTGAGAACATGACTAGACCATCAGCTGATACTACTAAAGTAGAAATGAACTACACTATATGTGCACCTAAAATGTATAAAGGTAGAATAGAATCATTAGTTGGTAGATGTACAGGTTTTGCTGACATGATACAGATTACACATTTAAAAATGCAACAAGTTTTAGCGCGTATGGTGCCAGATGGTGTATTTTTAGATATGGATGGTTTAGCTGAGGTAGACTTAGGTAATGGAACAAACTATAATCCAGCTGAAGCATTGAATATGTATTTTCAAACTGGTAGTATAGTTGGTAGATCACTTACTCAAGATGGAGATCCTAACAGAGGTAAAGTACCTATACAAGAATTGCAGACATCAGCCTCTGGAGCTAAATTACAATCTCTAATACAAACATATCAGTATTACCTACAAATGATAAGAGATGTCACGGGATTAAACGAGGCACGTGATGGTAGTATGCCTGATAAAGATGCATTAGTTGGTTTAGCTAAAATGGCAGCTAACCAATCTAACATTGCTACAAAACATATAAATAATGCTAGTTTATATATAGCATTACGTATATGTGAAAACATATCACTAAAAATTACTGATGTATTAAACTTTCCTTTAACTGCTAATAGCTTAATTGAAAGTATATCTCTTTACAATGTAGAAACATTAAGAGAAGTACAGTATCTAAATTTACATGACTTTGGTATATTTTTAGAACTAGAGCCAGACACAGAAGAAAAAGCTCAGTTAGAACAAAACATACAAATAGCTTTGCAATCTGGTGGTATTGATTTAGAAGATGCTATTGACGTTAGACAAATAAAAAATCTAAAGCTAGCTAATCAACTTTTAAAACAAAAAAGAAAAAAGAAATACAAGAGAGATCAAGCAGCGGCTCAAGCAAATATACAAATGCAAGCTCAAGCGAATGCTAAAACAAATGAGCAAGCTGCGTTAGCTGAGGTTCAAAAACAACAAGCGTTGACTGAGCAACATGTTAATTTAGAAAATGCAAAATCTCAGTTTGAGATACAAAGGATGCAAGTAGAGCTAGAAGGTAAAAAGCATTTGATGGCTCAGCAATTCGAATACGATAGGCAATTAGCTGAGATTGAAGCTAATTCAAAAGGTTCAAAAGAAAAAGAAATAGAAGATAGAAAAGATAAAAGAACCAAAATACAAGCAACACAACAAAGTCAACTAATAAATCAAAGACAAAATGATTCTGCTCCAGTAGATTTTGAAGGTTCAGGATCTTCGCAACTAGGTAGTTTTGGTTTACAAGATATAATGCCACCTAGTTAACATTAATAATTATATAATATTTTATCATGTCAGAAACAAAAACAAATGAACCTGTTAAACAGGAAGGTGAGTTTAAATTAAAAAAGAAAACACCTAAAAAATTAGGGATTACTAATAATGATCCCGTTAAAGTAGATTTAACTAAACCAGAAGCAACAGGAGAAGTAGTTCCTGATGTTGTTAAGGTTGATATACCTAAAGACGATGCCATTCAAATCGGAGAAACAAAGAAATTGGATGTGGGCGAACAAACCGGAGATAGCGCTAAAGTGGACAAACAAGTACAAGAGCCCACTGAAGATGCTCAAGAGTCTTCACCAATCCAAGAAATAACAGAAGAAGATAAAGATGAGGTAAAAGAGATTAAAAAAGAGATTATTGAAGCTAAACAAGAGCAGCAAATTCTTAATAAACCTTTACCTGAAAACATCGAAAAATTAATTGACTTCATGGAGTCTACTGGTGGTACAGTAGAAGATTATGTAGCATTAAATAAAGATTACTCCTCTCTTGACAGTACACAGCTATTAAGTGAGTATTATAAAAAAACAAAACCACATTTAGATCAAGAAGAAATAAGTTTTCTAATGGAAGATGCTTTTAACTTTGACGAAGATGTGGACGAAGCAAGAGAGATTCGTAAGAAGAAACTTGCATATAAAGAAGAAGTTGCAAAAGCTAAAAGCTATTTAGAAAGTTCAAAAAGTAAATATTACGAGGAAATCAAGTTGAAACCA